AGTTCCTCCCGACCAATAATTGCTATACAAGTACGGATAAGGAAGTGGTGCTACGTAGTTACCTATTGTGGTAAGCTCGGGAACGCCCTCGTTTCTATTTTCTTGATTTTGGTATATAGCGTGGTATTGTGAAAGCTGTTCGTTCTTTGTAAATGTTATAATCTCACCTCTTTCATTGATGATACCCATTTTTGAATAGGTAAGATAATCAACAGGTAGATTAACTGTATTGTTTACATTGACAGGCAGTAAGACAGTAACCATTGTTCCTGTAATATCTAAATTAAATGCACGAGAACCACGTACACCAATGTTAAACATACGCCTAAATTGGTGCGAACTTTGGTCTGCACTATCTAAAAATTGAGCTACTATCTGCCTTAATCCTATCGTTGCCATAATTATTGTATCGTTGATAAGTCACGAGCATCATTCATTACATCTTCAGGTAAACCCTTAGACGCTCTTAACATTTGGAATATTTTACCTATAATTTCACTTTCAGAACTCTTAGGAACATTAAGATTTGCACTTAGTAAATCTCCTGTACTGCTGATAGCCCCTACCATTGTAATATTTACAGAAGTGAACATATACTCTTGTATGTTATCGTAATACAGTTTGCCATCTTCTATGTAAGCTAAAATAAAGCCACGTACAGGAGGTAGCATGTCTTGCATGAACTTATCCTTGTTCTTCATTAAAACTATCTGCCTACGCCTTCCTAATATGCCAACAGGAGTAATGCTTACTATCTCTTGATTGTTTGGTAAAGCAGTAGGTATTTGTGGTAATACTGAAAAGTTTTGCTTTAGTGTGCTATTGTAAGTAACGGCAACATTTGTAAAGGTAGAAGTGAACGTATCGTTTGCATAGGTTGTTTCACCTGCGTTGCTATTTTCAAAAGCGTTCTTACGTGCTTGAACAGCAACCTCTTGTGCTACAAGCTCGGCAATATATCTTAAACTGAAAGATGCGTCATCTGATGGTATGCCATCATAAAGCATAGTTCTGATTTGTTCGCTTATTTGCTGATAGGTCATTTCGCTTGTTGTGTTTCTACTTGTGCAAACTGTTGCAACATACCATCACGCATATTTTGTGCGATGTCTTGTAATGCAAGGTAAATAATGTTATCTAAATCCGTTTCATTCCATTCAGCTTGAACAGAAGTTAATGGATTGTAAATTGGTCTATTCCCTGATACTTGCGTAACTGTGAAAGCAAACCCAGAGCCTGTACCGCCAATGTTAGCAGCGTTTGCAGATAGGACATTACCAACTACATATCCGTTACCTGCCGTAGTAATAGTAACAGAAGTAACTTGCGCGCTTGAAACAACAATCGTTGCTCTTGCACCACTACCTGTACCGCCTGTTATTACAACATTCGTGTAAGTTCCATTCGTGTATAAGCTACCACCAACCAATGTGCTGAAAGCAGTAATACCATTTAACGTATATCCCCAAACACTTGTAGTAGGTGCTTTGAGATAAACCAAATTGGCAGTAGCTAAAGTTATTGGGTAAAATTGTAAATACGTTTTAAATTCTGTATAAATAGGGAAAGTAGCAGTCGGAGCTTCTATCTTTGACGATAAATGATTGGCTAACCTATCTTTTTCTACTCTAACAATAGGGTATTGCTCTGTACCAACAGTACGAGTTATAGCATCTACGTGAAACAAATCAGATGGGAAGGTATATTGCCCCGCAGTAGCACCAGCCGTAGGCATATTGATAGCAGTTAAAGGACTAAAAAACCTACTTAAAGCATCGGAAATACGTTGAGTTTTATAGTATTGTGCGTAAAGCGAATTGTAATATTTTATTTCTGCACGAGGGAAAATCAAATTAAAATCATTTGGAGAAATGTTCCCAAGAAAACCGTTTTTATTGGCACGATACTGTACTAACTGAAATATGTCGTTAATGTTTGCCATTGAAGTTTATTACTTAAACAAATGTAATACAAAAAATATAATAGTTTTTTAAATCAAAAACCCCACGCCTTTCAGCGCAGGGTTGAAAACAAAGAGAGAATTTGGACGAATCCTCTTTTTGTAAATTAAAGAAGTGATAATTGCTCAAATAAAGCAAGTATGTCCGATTCTTTGTTTACTGCTCTTTCGGCAAGTTGTTGCGCAACATCTGCGTTAGGAGCAACACTTGTAATTTCAGCTTTGCTTTCTGACCATATTAGCTTACCGCTATCTTTATTTACAGAGATAAGGTCGTTCTTAACTGCTTCAGAAAAAGCATACTGATACTTGTTCTTTGGATTTACAAAATGCTTTACAAAGTATGCAGGGTTTGACTTTGCAGAAACAATAAAGTCCTTACGAACACCTGCTTCGCTTTGCTCTAAGCTAATGCCTAAAACACTTGCAAACTCATACATCTCTTTTGAAGAACAACTTCTTGCAGCACTTTCTGCCTCCCAAGCTAAGTCTAAGGTATCTTGCGTACTCTTTAGTATTGCTTCAGGATTTAATAAACGATACACAGGAGGAATTTGCTTTAATTGCTTCTTCTTACCTTCGTACATATCTTGTATCATCAAAGCAGCAAGTTTTGATTTCTCAATACCTCTAACCATTAGCTTTCCTTTTTTAAATTCAAGCTGATTGTCTGTATTTGAAAGCAAAGACGCTTCCTCTTCACTTGTCAATTCACGTTGCTCATCAATCCAAATAGACTCTTCGGTATTGATAAACCTCCACGCTCTCTGACGATTTTCTACTTCATCCCAAGCAAGACCACTATTAGGTATAGCAAACGTAGGAGGATATAACGTATCACTCTTGCCTACACTTTTTTCGCTATTCCTGCCTGTAATAATTACAACCTCTGGCTTATAAATCTCATACGTTTTAATAAGCTCGAAATCATAAATTTTGTCTAAGTCGCTTACGGTTTGAACTGGTTTTTTCCCAAAATTTGGGTTTCCTTTTTTCTTTTCAATTAATACTTCCATTTTTCTCTCTTTTGTTTATTTAAAAAAAGGGCGAAGAATTTCCTCGCCCTTTCGCCTTGTTTAAATTAGGACTTCTTTAGAATTACGTACTGGTTCGCAGCGAAAACCATCACTCCGTAGTACGCTTGCTGGAATACATCTAATTCCAACTTGGTAGTCTTACCGTTAGGTGAAAGACCTCCTGTTTCGCCGATAACAACTTTTCCGAATCCTGGAATGTTTTGGTAACGAATACAGAAGTTAGGAACAATGTTCTTAGTTCTTGCATCAGTACCTGTTCCTTTTGGAATCAACAAACCAAAGTTATCACGAGTAGTTCCTGCAACATTATTGCCATAGAAAGCTGCTTGTGAGAATGGTAAGTAACGAGTGAAGTTGTACTTACGATGGTATGGAGTGAATGACTTAAATCCTCTCGCAAGGTCTAAGTTGTCCATGCTTCCTGTTTGTGCGTACAAAATAGCACCGTTGTTGAAGTCGTTACCCAAAGCATTTTGGATTTCGATACTCTGATTGGTATCTGACAACCAATCGTACTCACCTGGTCCACCTTGACTATCAATCTGACGCTCGATTTGAGCAAAAGTAGTCTGCGCACCCATTGTAGAGTAGTATTGAGTAGTTCCGTTTGCTTGTACTTGTTGGATAACACCCGCAGTACCTGATTCGTTGTAACCTAAGTTGTTGGTTAAGTTTGAATCCATAAGAGCAACTTCTTTTTGAAGCATCATCTCATAGTTGTCATCCTTCAACTGCTTGTACTTGTAGAAACGCTGTCCATCAATTTCAAAGTCAATTCTTTCTGCCATTGACAAATCGGTGAACTTACTGTCCTTACGGATTTGAGTACAAAAGTTAGTGTACTTGTCGATGTTACGAACTTCAGTACCTGTGTAATCAGATGCCTCACCTAAGTATTTGTAACCTCTGTTCTGTAATACATCACCTGCAAGAGTTGAAGCATTTTCAGTAGAAATTACAGGAGTTAATACAAATGTGTGAGCATAAGGAGTTGACTTGTTAGGAACTGCACTTACACGAGATTCAATTCCTGTACGAGCGTTGTAGTAAATTTGTCCTTCGTTTGGTAAAGAACGAGTACCTGAAGCTGAATAAGCTCCTGCTGCAACAGTAATAGTTGCTGGTGCGCCTGCTGCAACAGTAACCGCTGCTGCTGACTGCACGAAGCCCATAGCACGACCTGCTTGCTCATAGTGGTAGAACAATTTGTTATCAGTAGGCATTTCGTTACCTGCTAATTCGTTCATCATTACGATTGGAACAAACTTCCACTTGTCGATAAATTGATTGTATGCACGAGGTACAATGATGTTAAGCTCACTTATGAGCGTGCCTGCTCTGGTTACAGAGGGGGTGGTAAAACTTGATGGTAAAGCTGACATTTTCTTGGCTTTTAAATTCTATAATTTTTGTTAACTATTCCCCAGCTTCCATAGCTACTTGCCAAAATGGTTTAGAAACTTTAAAATCAGATGATGATTTATCATCCATATCAATGTTCTTTATATCTCTTGAAATAACTTCTTTTCTCGTAGCGGTTTTAATCTGCGTTGCCACAGAGCCAATCATTTTGCCTTCATTTTCTAATTTATAGACATCCTCGCTAATTTTTAGAATATTTGGCTTTCCTTCTTGGTCAAACCAACCACGTTTTGATAGGTAGTCGGAAGCATTGAAATTCTTCATGGTTGTTGTCAAGTTCACTTTTTCTTCTTCAGTAATTTTATAAACGACATCCTCGCCATTTAATTTATACTTGAAGTCTGAAATCTTTGGAACTTCACTTACAACCATTGCTTCCCATTGTTTGTTTGCTTCTGCAATTTCTTCGTCGGTAGGCTGATTTTGTACTTCTTGGGTTAATTTGGGAAATTCTATGTTTTTCTTTTGTTCGTCTAAAACACGCCTTGCTTCTCTTGCATCCCTTGCAAGAATAGTTTCACGTTCTTCAATTAACTCATTGAACTCAACAGCACTTTTGTATTCATCAGGGTAAATGTCTTCATCAATTTCAGATAAATCCTTTTTCGCTGACAATACGCCGTATTTTGATTTAAGCTCAATGGCAATATCTTTTTCTGTCCAATTTGGGTTGGAACGGATAATGTTTTCTTTTACTACATCGTAATCGGACATAGTATTGTAATCCTTTCTCTTTTCAGATAAGTAATTAAATAATTCATCCTCGTTGCCCGCTTGTAAAGCCTCTAATACCTTTTTAGCATCGTCACTCATTTCAGGATAGCGTTCAACTACCTTTGCTTCTGTAACGGAAACTGCTTCGGGGGTTACGATTTCTTCTGCTTCGTTGCTAACAATTTCAGCTCCTTCAGGTAAAACTATTTCAATAGCGTCATTTGCAGGTGCTACAATAGTTTCTTCGCTTGATGCGGTATTTACAAATTCATCTTGGACAGTAGTTGAATCTTGCTGCTCAAAATTATCGAGTACAGCATCTTCCCAAGTTTTTGCTACATTTACTTTTTCACTCATATTGATTTGTCTTTAAATTCTCTAACACAAATCTATAATACTTTTTTTAATGTTTTTTGACTTACATCATTTGCTCTTCTTCACCCTGCATCATTTCTTCTTCACCCATAGCCATCTGCTCTTCGCCTTGCATCATTTCTTGACCTTCTTCTTGTTGCATCATAGCTTGTTCTTCCTCTGCTGCCATCTGAGCCGCCATCTGTTGCGCTTCTCTTTCGTTTTCAGCAAGCTCTTCCATAAGCAACTGCTTGTTGGTTTTATCTATAAGACCTATACCATCAAATATCATAGAAGGTAACTGCTCCATAGTTTTACCTTGTGCAAGTAAAGCCTTCATTAGCTCAGTCTTCATAATACTTGCGTACTTAGTCATCTCCTCAATTTTCATTGATTCAAGCCTTTCTTTTTCTCTATCCTTCTCTAAATCATTCTTTAACTGAATGACCTGCATCTCACCATCTGATTTTGCTTGCGCTGCGGCGATAGCTGCATCTGTGTTTGATTGAGAATTTAGTTGGGCTTCTTTTATTCGTTGCTTCTCCGTTACAGCTATATGGCATTTATT